TCCTTCTGAGAATGCCTTGTTAGTTAACGTGGGAGATTTTATCCACGCTAACGGCTCAGGTGGTACGACCTTTGGAGGAACAAAGCTAGACGTAGATACCCGAATTGAAGTCGTACTAGACGTAGCAGCACAGACCTTTGTGTACTCTATCTCAAAGATGCTAGAGAAGCACAAGAAGGTAGCGGTCATTATGGCTCGTGGTAACCACGACTCTGACACTGCCATAGCTCTTGCATTAATACTAAAGTATTACTACGCCAACGAACCGCGAGTGACAATACTAGACCCTCACGGGTTCTTTCACACTCTACAGTTTGGCAAGAACTTAATAGCAGTACACCACGGGGACAGGGTTAAAGCGCCTAAGCTCGCATCCCTGTTGCCTAAGATGCTTCCTGAGCAGTGGTCGTCTACTAACTACCGCAAGTGGCTAGTAGGACATATACACCATCAGACTTTGTTAGAGACAGACAACGGAGTATTCGTAGAGTCCTTTGCGACATTAGCTCCTCCTGACTCGTGGCATGCAGGGGCAGGTTACGGTGCAGCCTCAGCGATGCACCAAATAGTCTTCCATCGAGAAGGCGGTGAAGCATTACGCCATATCTATCAACTTAGAAGCAGCCGCAAAACTGCTGATCTTACGCTATAGGTGCAGTATGGAAGACCGACTCTCAAGAGTAGAAAAGAAGATAGACTCTCTACAGGAGGCCATTATCTCTTTAGCGCGAGTAGAAGAAAGGTTGGTTACGGTCTTCAACCGTCAGTCTAAGATCGAGGCACAGGTAGACAGCATGGAGCAGAAGATGGACTCTATGGCAGAAAACATTGCTACCTCAATGGCTACCGAGAGAATTGTTTGGATATTACTTTCCGCAGGTATTGCGGCTTTCTTTGGATTTATGGAGTAACTATGAAAAAACTACTGATCGTCCCCGTTATGTTCCTCGCGTCTTGCACCTCACTAGATATGGTTGGCGGTGCAGTAGAGAAATACTGCGAGCTGTCTCCTACTCAGAGACTAGCTAACCGCGAAGCCATTGCAGATGTAGTCGCACCTAACACTATTCAGATCGAGTGTGTAGAGTAATGCAAAAGGTCGCCGCAAAGCTGTCACTAGACGCTTACAAGGACGACATGGTTGGCGCTATCAAGATAGAGAATAAGCTAACCTCTACTGTGGCATACGTTAAGTGTACGCCTGAGTGCGACTACGTTGTCTTTCGCGGCACTAACTCTTTAGGGGATTGGCTATTTAACTTGTCAGCTTTCCCTGCGTACTACAACAGACGGTGGACTCACGGTGGGTTTGCTATGGCACACAAGTCAGTGTGGAAACGAATCAGGCGTTTATTAACCCCTCACAAGAAGACTGTCATTACGGGACACTCTCTTGGCGGTGCGTTAGCTGAGCTGTCAGCGTGGGCTTGTAGAGACTTTACAGACCTAACGATGATTACCTTTGGTAAGCCAAGGGTCTTCCTTCGAGGCTCTAAGAAGCAGATGAACCACGAGGTACAAGTGTCTTACGTCTCAGGCAGTGACGTTGTGAGTAGAATACCTAAGATCGGATACAAGCCTGACGCAAACCAAGACCTTGTGTACTTTGATAATTGGGGGCAGGTGTTCTTCAATCCCCCCAAGGGTTACGTCAGCAATGACTTTGGACTAGGCGATGCAATCTCAGATCATTCAATGGGCGGGTATGAAAAGATGGTTAATGATATGCACCTTAGCATTGCCGAGCTGCGCCATAACCGACAACCTCTCAGACGGGTATGATCGTGGTGACATCACTAAGGGGTTGGTTGAAGACTTTAAGATTTATTGTACCGCTCCTGTAACGTACATTAGAAAGGCAGGGCGGGTAATAGTGTTAACCACAACAGGAATACTTTTACCGGACGTATGCCCATGATTGTAGAGTTTCCACACGACAAGACAGACAAGGTAATAGAAGACTCGATGGAAGCCCTTGGTACTTGGGTTGAGTCAGAAATTGAAAAGGGCGTTAGCCCTATAATCCTAATAGGTTTGATGGAGACTTATAAGTCTGCCCTCACGAACAACCTGTTAGTAGATGAGGACGAGTAAATGTCACAAGATCCAATGGCTGATATATATGGAAGAAGTCCTCTTCTTGGACTTGAGAGTTTTTATCAAGGAGGCTTGGCGTCACTTGGGGGAGGCAGTGCTGACGCATTTAACCGAGAAGCCTTAACAGGAGCTATCAACTCTGCAATTCAACAAGGGTTACAGGGTCTTCCTACTGCTGCTGATGCTGCCGCAGGGGGTCAAGCAGGTTTAACTCAAAGAGTTGAAGAAGGTTTTAATACATTAGAAAACCTAATGAACAAGCCTGTAGAAGAAATGACAGCAGGCGAACGTCAAATTTATGACGGTATTATAAACTCAGGTGGCTTTGCGCCATTTATTCCTTTCTTTAACAATACTACTGACGATTCTTCTGACAGCTCAGCAAGTTCTTCACAAGCAGCAGCACAAGACGCAGCAGAATCCCTTGATAGCACTGTCGAGGCAGACACAGACCTTACAGGAAGCGCAGAGCAAACTGCGGCAGAGTTAGAGGCAGAGGCAGCAGCAGAATCATCAGGTGGATATGCAGCAGGAGATGTAGTCACTGACGACAGGATTGTTGGCGACTATCCGTTTGTCTACGATGCAGATGCCAATGTATTTCACTACACGCCTTTTGATGAAAATGGTAATCGCATATACACGGGCGAAACATTAGACGCATCTACCGTAGAAGGTTTTGATCCAAGCTCGGAAGACACAGGTGCAACCAAATCTATTATGTTTGATTGGGAAACGGGGCAAGCAAGCATTGAGCAAGTAGGTGATGCAAGCACTGTTACTGATGACACCGAAGACACAGGCGCTACAGGCTCGGGCTTAAACATCACCATCACCGGAGCAGGTCTAGCTGACGATGCAATCAACTCAATAATCTATGGCCCATTCCAAACACAAGCCGAGGCAGATGCTGCGGCCACTGCTAATGCCGCGAACACAGGTAGCACTATTACTACAAACGGTAACGGTGATAACGGCGCAGGTGATGACGGTAATGGTGATGATTTAGGTGATACAAATGGCGCGAGTGTTACAGGCGCTACTAACGGCACGGACGGTCAAGATGGTCAAGACGGTCAAGACGGCGATGATGGTGCTGATGGTACTGATGGTCGTGATGGTCGTGATGGTCGTGATGGTCGTGATGGTCGTGATGGTCGTGACGGCGCTATTGGAATGATAACTTCAATTGTTAATCAAACTCCTATAACAGATTCGATATTATTTGAGCCAAAATTTACAAAATTAGAAAACGTACAACAAGGGATGTTTGAACAATTCCTTCGTGCCGCAGGAGGCAATCAATGACATACCTAGAAGCGATCAACAGTGTCCTTCGGCGATTACGAGAAGATCAAGTAGACACAGCCCTTGAGTCTGACTACTCCGCATTGGTCGGAGACTTTGTGAATGACGCAAAGAGGATTGTAGAGAATTCTTGGAATTGGTCTGCCCTTCGCGACACTGTATTGGTTAACACCGTTAGCGGTACAGCGGAGTATTCACTAACAGGCTCGGGTCAAGAAGCTGTCCTCAAGGACGTAATCAATGACTCAGCCAACAGGATGATGAAGCTAGAAACCAAGTCATTCTTTAATAATGTATACTTCAATCAAGACGTTACCTCGGGTTCGCCGTCTACCTACACCATCACAGGAGTAGATGCGAGTGACGATCTTAAGGTTAAGCTATACCCACAGCCTGACGGTATATACAACCTGCGGTTTGACATGGCTAAACCTCAAGGCTTGATTACGGCAGACGCTACAAAGATCAACGTACCTCACAACCCTGTAGTCCAAATGGCCTTCGCTATGGCTCTGAGGGAGAGAGGAGAGACAGGAGGTCAGTCAGCAGCAGAGCAGTTCGCTATTGCTTCTACGGCCTTATCTGACGCGATAGCTATTGACGCTAACCGTTACCCTGACGAAACAACATTTATGGTGGTTTAGATGGCTCAACAGCTACAAAGCATTACCATTACTGCACCGGGATTCGCGGGTATAAACACCCAAGACGCACCCTTGGCGCAGGACGCAAGTTTCTCTGCGGTCGCGGACAACTGTGTCATTGATAAGGAAGGCAGGATTGCCGCAAGGAAGGGTTATGAAATCCTGAATGGCAACGACCTTCTTGGATCGTCTGACGGCATAGAGTCTATGGGTGAGTTTGTTGCTGAAGATGGAGACATTACGTTCTTCTCCGCAGGCAACAACAAGATATTCTCAGGCACTACCACGATGGTAGACGAGACTCCTTCAGGCTACACCATTACAGAAAACAATTGGAAGATGGTCAACTTCAACGACCATATGTACTTCTTCCAACGTGGGCATGAGCCTTTGTTATATGCAGATCATGTTGGGTCTGTAGAAGCCATGTCATCACACTCACACGCAACAGGCACTCCTCCCGAGGGTCATGTTGCTATCGCTGCGTTTGGTCGCATGTGGGTAGCAGACTTTGATGATGACAAGTCTACGATCTATTGGTCTGACCTGTTAGACGGAGCAGCGTGGTCAGGCGGTTCGTCAGGTTCTATAGACGTAACTAACGTGTGGCCTACAGGGTATGACACTATTACGGCTCTTGCGGCACACAATGGCTTTCTGATCATCTTCGGTCGCAACTCCATGCTTGTGTACGAAGGTGCGTCTTCTCCTGCAAGTATGACCCTATCCGATACTATCTCCAACGTGGGCTGTGTAGGTAGGGACGCAGTAGTCTCCACAGGTAAAGATCTAATATTCCTCGATGACTCAGGTGTGCGTAGTCTCTCAAGGACTATCCAAGAGAAGTCAGCTCCTATTGGAGATATATCCAAGAACGTCAACAACGATATTAAGTCTCTCTTCGCGGCAGAGACAGGGAATATTAGTATGCACTACTCGCCACGACAGGCGTTTGTGTTACTAAACTTCCCGCAGTTGGGGGTAGTTTATGCCTTTGACACACGCTTCCCGCTACAGGACGGGAGTTTCAGGGCGACTACTTGGAGTCATATGAATCCCTTGTGCTTCGCGGAGACATCTTCTGAGGAGCTGTACATTGGCGTTCAGGATGGGATAGCAGAGTACACAGGGTATTCAGACAACGATACCGGATACCTCTTGAGCTACTTCAGTCACCCCTTGAGTTTTGGTAACACCTCAAACCTCAAGTTCCTCAAGAAGATTAACCTCACTACCTTTGACGGGGCTGAGGCTACGGTCGTATTGAACTGGGCGTATGACTATTCAGGTAACTACAGGAAGCAAGCCTACACCTTACCGCAGTCAAATGTGGGACAATACAACATATCAGAGTTCAACACTGAGGCTGAGTATTCATCCTCTATCGCTTTGATTAAACGCAAGAAGATCAATGCCTCCGGTCAGGGTACAGTCGTGGCTGTGGGTGTAGAAACAACGGTTGATGGCAAGTCCATCGCCTTACAAGAAATCAATATTCAAGCCCTTATGGGAAGGATAGTGTAATGTCGAACTATACTAAACTAACTAACTTCGCAGCCAAGGACGCTTTGGTTAGCGGTAACCCTGCCAAAGTAATCAAAGGCTCAGAGGTTGGGGCTGAATTTGATGCGATTCAGGTAGCCGTAGCCACGAAGTCTGACGCTGCGAGTCCTACTTTCACAGGCTCAACTACAATGGCAGACCTAACAGTGAGTGGTACTTTCACAGTTGGCACGATTGATGGAGGTACTTACTAATGGGATTCGATGACATCTCAAATTTCTTTCAAAATTTGCCCGGAAGTCAGACAGGTAATCTTCTGTCAGGCATTGGCGGCGCATTAGCTCAAGGTCAAATTGCTAAGGATATCAGTGCGTTAGGCAAAGACGCGACGACTGCTATCTATGGTCAGAACTATCAAGTTCCTGAAGGTGGCTTGCTAGGAGAGATAGGTCGTCAGGCTGAGTTCAAGCCTTTCACTGTGACTACTCCTACAGGCGCTAGGGCTACTATTACTGAGCAGGGTTTAGGCACAGCTCTAAGCCCTACTGAGCAGAAGCTACAGGAAAACCTATTAGGCTTTGGCACACGAGCCTTTGAAACATTGGGTAGCCCTGAAGCCCGAGCGCAAGAGCAGGCTAATGTTATAGGTATGCTGACGCAAGACCCCTCTCAAAGAGCGGCTCGCGAGCAGGACATCTTTAATCGCCTACAAGCTACCATAACACCCGAGCAGGAACGTGCAAGGCTGGGGCTAGAAGAGCGTTTAGCAGGTCAGGGTAGGCTAGGTGTTAGGACTGCTATGTTTGGCGGTACGCCTGAGCAGTTGGCACTAGAAAAGGCTATTGCAGAACAGCAGGCAGGTCTTGGTGTTAGTGCGATGGAGCAGGCTCGTCAGGAACAGGCGCTGCAATCACAGCAGACTCTCGCGGGTTTAGGTGAGACACGAGCTAGGCTAGGACTCCTTGGCGAGCTAGGTCTACAGTCTATACCTACAGGTTACGCGCCACAGAATCAGTTGCTTGCCTCACTACAGCCGCAGTTAGAAGCACAGCGTACACAGTCTGCATTGCAGGCCACAGCTCTTGGTCTTGGCTCGCAACTCGCGGAATCAGGACTAGAGGCTCAGCTTGGCTACGAAGCACTAGCTAACGCTATCCGTCAGCAGCAGTTCCAAGGGCTGTTTGATTTGTTGAAGGGCGAGCAAGCAGGACAGCAAAATTCTTCAGGAAACAGTAATCCTTTGTCCTTTATTACTGACGCTGCGACAGCGGCAACTCCTTTAATTAATCGAACAGCAGCACAAAACGCTAGTCCTTCCGGTGATGTAACTACATGGAATGACTTTTTCAATTGGGTTAACACAGGTGGAGGCTCTAGCTAATGGCTATAAACATTCAAAGCCTGTTCGCGGACATCATTGATACTCCTGAGCAGCGCGAGCAAAAACTACTGCAACAAGGTATGGCTCAGGGTCAGCTTCTGTCTTCAGGGCTTACAGGTCTTACCCGAGCAGCAGCACCTCTTGCTCAGGTAGCAGGTCAGCTTGGCGTACAGCGTCAAGAGAATCTCCGCAGGGCAGTGCAGCCTATGATCGGCATTGACCCTCGGACTACAGGGGAGAAGCTGCAAGAGTCACTAGCAAATATAGACACAACTACTCCACAAGGATTGCTTGAGGCGGCTCGCGCCGTTGAGTCTATTGACCCTATTAGAGCAAGTGCGTTAAGGCAAGCTGCTGTAGAGTTGCGTCAGAAAAATGAAGACCGAGACAGAACAATTAGAATACAAGAGCTACAGCTTGCAGAGGCAGAGCAATCTGGTAAAGATAGAGAGGCTCAAGTAGCAGCGCGCCAAGCTAACGCGCTTAGATACAAAGCAGCAGGAATGCCTGACGCTGACATAGAAGCATACATTACAGGAGCAATTACGCCTCTGGAAATGGCTCAGTTGAATGAAAAATATACATCCGCAAAAGCCTCTAAATTAAAGATTGCTGCTATCTCTCCATTTACTGGCGCAACAGAAGGTATTGTCAATGAGTACATGGAAGAAGATGAGGCTGTTCAAAATCTTTTGAGAGAAAAAATAGAAGGCACAGGGTACTTTGGCACAGACTGGTTTGGTGAAGATAAATATACAGAACAAATGATTAAAGACGAAGCTGCGGTTATTCGTGCCTATCACAATAATGAGATGCTTTATGACGAAGCTATTGATATAGCTGTACAAACATTACCGAAAGGCGGGTTCAGAAGCCTTGTTCCGATAAACGACTCTCAATTTAGGCAGATTAATAGCAGGCTTGGCTATGCTCCCGAAGAAGGAGGTATGGGTGAGGTTAACCTTGGCAGAACAAATGCTGGGACTGAAACAGAAACGCCTACCGTTGGCTCTGAAATTGATCTTGAGGAAAGAGCGGCAAGTGCTTTTGAAACATTGCAGCGAAGATTAAACCAATCACCTTCTTCTGAGTCTTCTGCAAACTTAAACGCTACAGACCCAAGTATGCCTATGTCTAACTCAGCATACCTGTCTAACGCCTTTGAGCGATTTGGCAATATGTTTAAAGGGCAGCCACAAGCAGATCGAACTTCTTTTGATCAGGCTAGTAGCAACGCATTTAGCGACTATCCTTTCAAGGAAGTCGTTGACTCAATGATGGTAGATAAAGACAAAGTTATGCCTGTTACACAAGGAATCTCTGGACTAGACAGGATAGTAACAACGGCTAGGAGAATCTCTACTACAGAAGTTCCGCAAGACGCAAGCCCTACAGAAAAAAGAGATGCCGCTACTTTTAATAACTACATTGAGGCTGTGGAAAAGCTAGACTTTCCTGTTCTTCCTCAGTTAGCGAAGAAGCTAAAGAGTGTTCCAGCCATAGCCTCTGCAATGGTCAAAACTTTTGAGGGTATTACTAGAACCTTAAACTCTAGCGAGAGAATGAAAGAAGCAGTTGATGCTGGCTTTGAAAATGTATTAGACACAACAGCGGGTATTGTTGGCGCTTTAGTTGAAGCGCAATCAAACACGCGAGAAGACGGAGAGAATGTCTTACAATTGGTTGAGTCTGCCGAAGCAAATATTAGAGAGATGAACGCGCAGTTGGGGAAAGTTCCTCCTGCTATTCGCAAGGATATTAACTCGGCATCTAATGCTTTGCTTGACTTGGTTATTGAGTACAAGAAACGCTACAACCTACCAACACCACGATAGAGGCTAGTATGTCTGATCTTGATAAGCTAAGTAACGAAGACCTTTTAGCTCTGTCTGAAAAGAACTTAGACGCAATGTCACCCGAGGGTAGAAGTATTGCCCTCGGAGAAGCCCCTCAAGAAGCTGCACCTGAGCAGGAAGTTAGTGCGGCGACAAGATTTGGCTATGAGTTTACTAAATCAAAGTCTGATGTCGGCCTACTTGCTCGTACACTTCAGGTTAAAGCTGGGCTAGGAACTTTTGGTTTTGGCGTGGGTGGAAGTTTTGAATACATCCCAGCCGAAGAGGCTTATGGCTCAGAGTTTGTAAACGCAAGCGAAGAAGACAAGGCAGCAATCCTTTCGCGAATTGATGAGATGCAGTTGGAGCAGCAGTTTCCTGTTGCTTCACAGCAAAGCACCGGAGCTGCTGGCTTAGGTGGAACTCTAGCTGGCTCTATGTTCAGCCCGACAACTCTTCTTGGCGGCGGTCTTGCAAAGCTAGGAACAAAAGGACTCGCTTTGCTGGGTGGAGCGTTTGGCTTAGAGTACAACGTACTGGATCAGTTAGCCTCTACCGCAAAGGTAGACCCGAAGCAGGCTGCTCTGGCTACAGGGGTCGGAGCTGTAGCTGCTCCGCTTACAGTTAAAGCCTTTTCTACACTTGGTAAAGGCGCTCAGCGAATCCTTGTCGGCAAGCAAAGCCCTGCCGCAATAACTAAAGCGGATGATAATGTTCGCGAGATACAGGTTGCGGTTAATGATGCTGTGGCAGAAACAGCAGGTGAAGCTAAAACCTTCAAAGACCTACTCCCTGCAATCAAACAAGCCACAGGCTTAACTGCGGAAGAGGTAGAAGAGAGTGTTGGCAAGTCAACTCTTAACGTAAAGATTCCAGCAACTAGAGCTGAAGCAGCAGCGGTAGAACTAGAGCAGAGAAACGCTATGAACCCAGCTATAGGCGGGGTGCTTGGGTTTATGCTTGATGGGGTTCGCGACTTCGCTGGCATTGTTGGAACTGATCTATCACGACTATCGCCTAGACTTGGAGGTAGGTTAGCAAAGCATGACGCAAAAGTTGCCGTCAAGATTGCTAGATACCAAGAGGAAGTGCAGCCTTTTACAAAGCTGATCGAAACGCTTCCAGCCAAAACAGAAGCCCAAGTTAACAAGCATTTAGTCAATGGGCAGTTTGATGATGCTAAGTCTATACTTTTGGACTTTGATGCCAACGCAGCAGAGATTGTTGACGCGACAGTAGACACCTTAAGCCGAATTAAAAAAGACATGGAAGCTGCTGGAATCAAGATCAAGAAGATTGAAAACTTCTTTCCGCGAAAAGTTGCTGACTACAAACAGCTACTAGCAGCCATGGGCAAAGAGGACAAAGCGCCTGTTACCCGAAGACTAGAGGCAAGAGCGAGAAAGCTAAAGCTGACAACGATAGACGAGCTTCCTGTAGAAGAGATGGAAGATGTAATCGGCAGGTACATGAGAGAAAGACCGAAGGGAAACTCTCTCACATCTAAGACTACCAAGGCTCGTAAGATCATCGCAGTAGATGACGAGATGATGCCTTACTACAAGAAGTCAGACGCAGCTATTCGCGAGTACATTGAAAGCGCAGTGAGTAGTGCTGAGAGAATGAATTTCTTTGGCAAGAAGAACGCTGTCAAAAAAGGCTTTGCCCACATTGATAGCTATAACTCTGCGGACAAGATAGTTGCTGAAGAGGTTGCCTCTGGCAGGCTCAAGCCCGAAGATGTAGACAAGGTAAGAGAGCTGCTTGATGCTCGCTTTGGTATGGGAGAGAAGGTAGCTGGAAGAAGCTCCAATGCAGTAAAGAATTTAATCTATCAAATGACTATCGCTAACCCCTTGTCTGCACTTACTCAGATTGCAGACCTTGGCATGTCAGTGTTTGCGTTTGGTTTAGAAAATACTTTGCGCTCTGCACTAGGAACAAAAACTTTTAAGCTAAAGAATGTAAACCTAGAAAACATTGTGTCTGCTGAAATGGGAACTGTCGGAAGAATGGCTCGCATGCTAGACCGAACATTTAGGGCTAGCGGATTCAAAGCGGTTGATAGGTTTGGTAAAGAAACCTTAATGAACGCCGCTTACCGAAAGTTTTCTAAGATGGCGCAGACAGAAGCAGGAGTTAAATATCTACGCAAGAGATTCGGAGACACGTTTGACAATGAATTCCCTGCGCTGATAGATGATCTTAGAGCTGGCAACAGAACAGAGAATGTAGACATGCTAATGTTTGCTGAGCTGGCAAACTTTCAGCCTATATCCTTGTCGCAAATGCCTTTGAAATATCTTCAGCACCCTAACGGTCGAGTCTTCTACGCACTAAAGTCTTTTACTGTGAAGCAGCTTGATGTAATGCGAAGGGAGATACTGCAAGAGTTTGCAAAAGGGAACATGAAGCAAGGCACAAAAAATTTAATTGCCTTCTCTACTATCATTCCTTTGGCTGGCGGCTCTGTTCAGGAGCTGAAAGATTGGATAAGCAGAGGCGATGAAATAAAACTTGAAGATGTAGACGACCAGTTTATAGCAAACATATTTAAGATTTTTGGTACATCTCAATACATTATGGAGAAGTCTGCTAAACAGCGAACAATAACTCCAGCGCTAGGAGAGATATTTCTGCCCCCAGTTTCTTTATTAGATGCTGCGATTAAGGACTTAAGCAATGCAGCAGAGGGAGACTTATCCGCAGAAGACTCCAAGCTATTTAGAACTATTCCTGTGTTCGGAAACTTGTTCCAAAGCTGGATGCTCGGAGCTAGAGAAGAGCGAAGAATAGAAGACCTAAGAAGGGGGGACTAACTCCTCGGCAAACGCCTCTCCTCCATAGTGGGGAGGGGCTTATTCTTTAGCTCCTCTTCTATCAAGAACTCGCAGAACTGTTTGATTTTTCTTAAGTCCTCGACTCCCCCTTTGTCTCTCCATCGAGAGATGTACTTCACGATAGCCCCCTCGCAGAACCCTAGCTGATTAGCAAGGATGTATTCCACAGGCTGTATCTTTAACTTCTGGTAGTGGTCGCCTGCCACTTGGTAGTCGGTTGACTTCAATGTAACAACTCCTGCTCGGGGTTAAACTGTGACTTAAATATCTTGTACTGGTTCATTCTCTCTTCGCTGTCTGCGATGAAGGAGTACATAGACTCCATAGCGAAGGTCATGGTACAGATAGCATCCCTGTCCCTGCCTTCTGACTCAGTGACGAACTCATTAACCCAGTCGTCTAGCTCGTCAAGACTCATCATCTGAAAGACAAATACTAGCTCGTCATCCATTAGCAGACCCTCTTCTCGTGGTACTCAATGAGCTTGTTAAACTCAGCCAGTATCTCTTCGTAGTCTGCCTTGTATCTTTTGATCGGCGTAGCTTTCATGGCGATCATCTCTTCAACAAAGTCCCTGCCGTACATATCCTCCATGAACAGCGTGTACTCCTGCGCTGCTGAGCCATGCTTCATGCCCCACATATTACAAGCAGGACACTGAGGATGAACATTCTCTATCTCTAAAGACCAGTAGGATGAGTTGCCTTTGGGGATGAAGTGTCCACCCTGCATGTCTTTGTAGTGCTTAGTCACACCACAAGACACACAAGAGCAGTAGCCATTGTCATCACTTGCCGCGAGTCTGGCTAATTTTTGTACAGCTTTGTAGCATTCCTGCTTGAGCTGAGCCGAGGTCTTGGTCTTAGGCTTTGACTTGCGCTTCTCACGCCTCACTGTGCCTCGCTTCATTTGAATGGGTATCCATACTTGAGGCTGAGTAAAGTTTTTTCTGCCCTGAGACTGTCCTCGCGGCTCATGTTGTCATGCCGCATCTTAAGCAGTAACTGACTGAACCTCGGAGAAGTGACAGGGTACGTCTTCAATGCCCTTCTAACATCGAGGGGTACTACATAATCATCTTGCGTCTTTTTGCCCATACAGCTCTACCCCTGATAGTACAAGTGTCTTCCTATCTGCCTGACTAGCCTTAAGCCGTCTGACCAATAGGGATTTACGTCATCACGGTGATAGTACGTTGACCCGTAAGTAACATCAAACAATTTCTCAGCATTGACAGCTATAGATAATGCCTTGATGTAAGCCTGTTCGTCTCTAATATTCTCAGGCTTCCCGTCACACCAGTAACTAAAGTGACACTGATTCCTTAGCGGATGACCTGCCCAGTACCTACCCTGCTTGACGACCTCGCAAGGAGTGTCGGGGAAGTAGGGGCTTTCTACTCTATTCATAATCGTATTAGCCACTGCCACCTGCCCTTCGAGGGGTTCTGATCTAGCCTCGAAGTAGATCGCCATTGCGATGCACGCTATCTCTATCACCACTAAACCTCCACAATGAATCGTATTTTTCTATAAGAGACAAACACTTGTCGCAGATACTCTCGCTCTTTAACTCTCGCTCCATAAACTGCACACACAGCTCGCAGCGTTTGGTTTTATTCTTTACTTGCGCCATGTCTTCCTCCCCGACCTGCGGCCTGACATCTCTAGCTTGTTATGCGTTCCTCTGCGTCCCGCTAGACGAACCCGATACTGCTCGCCTACTACGTCAATGGCGTACACCTTCTTCTCTTCAGTAGCCAAGAACTCTGCCTCCTCAAGAGCATCCTGAAACTTATCAAAGGTAGTCATTTGGAAGGGAACGGGACATAGACATTAAACTTCTCTGACAGCAGCTTGCTTAGATGTTTGTGTATCTCATCATAGTCTGCTGCTGAGACATCGGCGCTAGACTTCTCGCCAGTCACAGCTTTCTGAATTGGCTTCCACAAATACTGTTTAACTAAGTCAGTTGTCCACGGAATCTCTGCGTCATGCTTGAGAGTCTTCTTCATATCAAGAGATGACTCATTAAGTTTCTCTGATAGCAGCCGACAATAAACATGAAGCGCGTTGTTCTGTGCGCTAGTCCTAGTCTTACCCTTGCGCCACTTGAAGGTGACGTACCTGTCTTGTTCGTACATCTCCTTCACCCCCTTGATAAACATCTCAAGGGAGTGATCGCTGTTGACAACCCAGAATTCTCCTTGGGCAAAGTCACTCATCTTCTCCTCCTAGTTTATAAACCTCGTCCATTGTTAGGTTAAGGCTGTCGCATATAGCTTTGTACCTGCGAACAGTAATGTTCTGCTGCATTAAAGTATGAGCGTAGTTAGCAGGGGTACAGTTTATGTCTTCAGCTACAGACTTAAACAGAATCCCCTGCTTCTTATGCGCCCTCCTAATTGCTGACCCAATATGAATCATGGTTACTCCTACTCAACTCTCCATACACGAAGGCGCTTGTCATCTTCTGTCTCTTTAACCTTGCGAGCCAGCATCTTGAAGCCGAGCTTACGAGCAGCCTTGTGTGCTGCGTTTCTCTGGCTATCGTTTTCAACAACAATAGAGTTGCCCACCTTCATGCTCTTTACTGTGTTAGCGATGATCTGAGCAAAGGTAATAGGCTTATCCTTTTCCGGAATTTCAATGCCGTCCTCAATATCTAAAGGCTTTGCTAATATCGGAGGGACAGGCAGGTCATCAGAGATAGTAAGTACAATCCCATCTTTTGTGCTATGAGGTTTTGGTTCAGGCATAATATCTTTTCCTCCGCTAACGATTAACTCTTCAACTATTTTGCCAGCACTCTTTCCTTTAGATAGACTCAACATTTTTAATCGCTTAAAAGAAGCGTCTGAAAGGTTGGCTGTGAACTTTGTGTAACCTACGGGCGGGAAGTTAGACTTACTGCTGTATGCTTTCTTTTTCATATCATCCTCCAAGATGGGGGCTTGCGCCCCCGTTAAATTAAAATGGTATATCATCTGTTGATATGTCTGTTGCTGGGATCGCAGGCTTAGCTTCGCCTTTGGGTTTTACTGACAGGCTAAAGAACTTCTTGCCTGCTTTAGATTCTTTAACCCATGCGTTGAGGTAGAACTCTTCCCCGTTTACATCAATCGTTCCGTTGTAATCGGAGTGAGTTTCTTTTTCCTTACGCTCGTTCTTAAATAGCGCACCGCGATTAGTGTTATCGTATTCCATGACTAGCTCCTAGTTAAAAAACTTATCTACATTTTCTTGAATGGTATTGACTGCTCGTATTACACAGTCCTCTAGCTCTTTGATATATTCTTCATCGCGTTCGACTCTAACAATCAAAGGCTTCATGCTGGGGTGATAAGACATGAAGTCCCACCATTCCCTCTGAGTTACCCATAGGCAACCCATCACTTGCTGTTTGTATCGCGAAGGTAATACACCCCCTCTTAGATACTCAACATGCGTAGCAGGAGCAGGGGCTTTTATTTCTAAACCGCCGTCTGTTCCTACCAATGCGTCTGGCGAACACCCTGCTTCCAAGGTGTCATGCAGACAGAACCCTACCTCTTGAACTTCAACGTCATTCATTAGGCAGTAGAGGTCACGGGCTTCTGGCTCTAGCTCAGTACCTCTTATCATATGGTGAGATTGGAACGTCTCCTCCCTCACCCCTGTAAGACGTTCGGCTACTAGCTGATTGATGTAGCTGTCAGCTTGTGTAGACCAAACGCCTTTAGTAGTTACGATCTTTGAGAACATGGACGCGCTAGGAATTCCTAGCCGCGCCTCATGCCATTCAGGTGTGCCTTGTTCGTGCTTAGAAATACGCACCCTGACCCTCCTCAACTTCATCCTCTACCCATGAGATCAAGCGTCTGATCTTCATGTCTTCAGAGATGTCAGCCTTCAAGATGTTTTGAGCAGCAACGTAACGGTCACGATACTGCTGTGCCAGTAGCTCCTCCTCTTCGTCTAATGCTTCTTCCTGCTCTAGCAAGTACCTGTTTAAGTCCACGATTACAGGATCGTCCATGCGTCCTCCACAATTTATTGAGTTTGTCATAATGATTTTTACAATCTTCGCATAGCATGTAGCGTGTTGAGATTCTTTTCTCGCATCCTCCACACTGTATGCCGTTCTTGTCTACGCCTCGCTTAATCACGCTGCCGCCAGTTTCTTTTCGAGAATATCTTTTGCTCGGTTGAACTGGCTGGCATCTAGCTTAGAGATAGACTCACACTTAAAAGCCTGACAAAACTTGTCAGCGTTCGATTCTGTTTTCTCTATGAGGTCAGCAATAACCTTGGCTTGCGTCTTGGTTATTACCTTTGGCGCTGCTTGTGATGCTGCATTGCTATCATCGTCCTCGGCAGGAATTCCTGCTATGGATTGCAAACTATAGCGCCTTGCGTAGCTCAGGCATGAGCCGACAGAATGTGCATCCATCTTCCCCAAGGGTATGAAGTATTCCTGCTCTAGCCACTCGCCTGATGAATGCATGAGTCGGGTAGTAACCCCTGCTGAGTTCTCTCCACTAACAGGGAACTGCACAAAGCTAAGACCCTGCTCCGCGAAGTGAGGTTTGATAGCCTGTATTACAGAGCCAAGGTCTGCGTACTTTGACTTAAAGAATGGATTGGACGCGCCTTTAATCGCCGCGCCCATAGAGCCTTGTGCTGCCGCCATTGCTGCGGCTAGGTTCTTAATTGATTCTGACTGCTTCATACTGTTGCCCCTTGTATTTCCCATAGGTTAATAATCTGTGCGTCCTCCGCGTAGTTCTTTTCAAACTTCTTGAGCGCAGCTATAGCTATCTCAGCGTGTTGGTCTAAGACGTACCGCACATAGCTACGCAATGTATCTATAGCCTGCTCTTGGAACATGGCTATGTCGGAGATGTTGCCGGAGAGTAATGCTTTGACTAGATCAACTGCGAAAGTTTCACAGTAAGCCTGAGAGTGTAATGCTTGGAGCAGGAAGTCGAACCCTGACTCTTTGATTACGATTGACACGAACTCGTCTACTAACGAATCAGGTAGGTCTAACTGACCCTCGTGATTCCAAGTGAATACGTCTTCGCGAGATAGAAATGTTTCTATAGTTTGTATTTTCATTGCTCATCCTCCTCAAGATGTAATGCAATCTTAGTGCAAGTTAATTGTCGGTGTCAACAACTGTGTCAAAAGAAAATTTGTGCGGCACACCCTCCCTCTCTGTTAGCTGTAGACTATTGGAATGAAAGTAAAAGTTAAGCGAACCTTCCCATGCGCCATGCCGCTGCTTAGCTATGATGATCGCGTGGTCTTTCGTTTTTTGCAGGTAGTCCTGCTGCTTTTCATCTAGCTCTCGCGTCTTCGCTATCTCTTTAAGAGCCTCACGCTTACGGTTGGGCTGGATAATCATTACGTTGTCAGCCATGTCTGACAGAGACCCTGCCCCTCTAATACTGTATCGCGAGGGAGCGATGGACTCGTCATCATTCTGTGGCTTCTTAACGTGGGTAACAATATGCAGGTGTGCTTTGTTGCGCTTCACTATGTACTGCATCTTGTTAATGAATTCGTTCTGCTGGTTGTAGTCGTCATACTTCAGCGCCACCTTACTGAGACTGTCCAGCACTATATGCTCGCAGCCTAACTCTTTTGTGGCGTAGTGAATGAAGCCTATGATTCTCTCAGGGGGCAGGGTATCCAGCGCGTCAAAGATATAGATGCGGTTGTCTGCCCAGTCCATGAACTGCTCTACAAACCTGTCCGCTGGCCTCCCATCCGATGCTCCTGCTGCCTGCATTAACATCCGGTGCAGCGTGACGGTCGGCTGCATCTCAAGACTACAGATGCAAACCTTCTTAGTCTTCGCGAGGTGTAGCATTAGCTGGCCTAACACCATACTCTTCTTCGATCCATTATATCCAGTAACCAACGTCATCTCGCTGGGTCTATATCTGAAGAGACTGTGTGCCTTCGGGAAGGGTAATGTATCACCGTGTATCAGTTCGTCAGAGTTGTTATACTCAAGGAGTTCCTGCCGCCAGTGTGCGCTAGACCTTAAGTCTTGAGCCTCAAGGTTGCCTAGCAAATCCACATAGGATTCATAGTCCAGCCCGTCAGGTATATTAATCATAAGACCACCTCCCAGTTGTCATCCGATTGTGTTTTGTTGTTGTTGTTTCTCTCCCACGTTCTGACTGCTGCCTTCCAGTCTTTCATGTCGGCGTTACCCACCTTCCATCCGCGAGTAGCGTACCAGTCCACAAACCTCTCACCGTTTATATTGTTACCTCGCGCCTTACAATACTCTTCAACCTGCTCAGGTGTTGGCGGTATAAACCTACCATTCTTACCTTCTTCCTTTCTTACCTTCTTAAGGTGTGGTGCTTTGCCGGTAGGTTGCCGGTGAGTAGCCGGTGCTTTGCTGGTATTCTCTTGGTACTTATCGTAGCAAGTTATTGTAATGATTGAATATTTATTGGTTGTTTGCTGGTCTATCATGCGGTCACTTTTGAGCAGCTTTAGAACCTTTCTGATTTTGTTTTCGTTGATGCCTAAGCGGTCGGCATATACCTTGCGACCGAACACTAGCTGGCCTCTCTTGAGGTGTATCAACTGCCCATTAAAGAGCCTTGTCTTGTCCTCAAAGTTGGCTCTCATCAGCATGTCCAGCCAGATGCGTTGAGCGTCTGCGTCCTGCCATACCCAGTGATCTAGCATAGAGCGGTCTAGCTTTATCCATCCTCCCATACCTTATTCCTCCTCGCGATTAGTGCTTGAGCTTTAATGATCTCCTTCTTGTCTTTGTCACTGAGCCTCACCCCGTTAGCTATGGTGTGAGGTAACAGTTCCAACATGGATACTGCGATAGCGTACTCATCATCTTTTGACTTGCGAAACAAAGGCTTATAGTTTTCGGTGACAGGTTGGATTACCCCAAAATCTAAGCCGAGACTGTCTAGGATTTGTGCTGCTCCACACTGAGCGAAACAGTGTATGAGGATGCGGTCATTAGTCTCGCGAATAGATAGGGATGCGCCTTTGTCGGCATGGCTAGGACACAGCGCCATCCATCGGCGATGCCCCTGCTTAGATGATGTTTGCTTAACACCCGACAACGAAGCCAGAAGTAGGTCTATATCTGCCATTGATTTATATTGGATAACACAGTATGCTGTGCTTGAATACTGCTCATCCTCCTCCCCTTGTGTATGTATTCAGCCCCCTTCCGAGGGGGCTTTTTATTCCCACGATTTAGAGTCTGCGCTTACCCAGTCTCCATTCTCTCTCTGCTTCAGGCCGATAGCAGCAGGCTTTACACAGAACCTATCCTCTGCCGTACCCTTGAGGTGCTTGTCGAAGTTGCGCTCAGTAGAGAACACCTCCCAGCACCTGACACACATCGAGCGTTTACTGTCTGGCTTGAGGTTTCGGTCTGGCCTCTTGCCTGTCTTCGGTTCTACCTTATAGTCCTCCCAGTTCATACTATCCCCTCACTATGATTTGAACGTCATGCTCTAGCCTTATGTAAGCTATGTCCCTTGCTTCAGGTTCGAGTATCGTCATGCCGCTGTCTACAAACTCACGCTGTACTAAGCCAGCGTATTCGTGGACATGCTCTTCGATATACTTAGCCTTGGCTTCTTGGGCTTGGTCTTGGGTTCGCCACTTGATTCCAAACGTGTTGCCCCCCTTGCTTAATTGATACATGTCACCTCCTGCCTGCGGTAGTTAGGCCAGCCGAACTCTCCCTCGGTCTCTTGGAACAGGCATACCATCTCGTGATAGAACTTGTCCTCCTGCTGCTGTAACTCTAGCTCTGACATGTCCAGCATTGAGCCGAGGGTGAATGAGCCTATCAAAGCGCAGGCTACAAGTATAGATTTCAGTACAAAGTTTTCTGTTTGCATTGCTCGATTGTTGTGTCGCATTACTGCACCTCCTCTGCTAAAACTACAGTCCAGTATTCAGTAAGGTCACCTGCACTCCAGTCCGTATTGCCTTCGATGTAGTCTCTGAGGTTGGCATGCCAGTCTACCTGCCCCTCAATCCAAACATCTTGGTCACCCCTGAGAGCCAGAGCCTTTTGAATATCTTTGCTTCGGATGCTGCCGTATCCGTCTAACAGCAGCTCATGGTCTCCGTCCTTGCGATCAAGGGTCTTGATATACCAGTAGCCTCCGTCTGTTACATAGCCTCCTCGACCGCTGCTTCTTACTGATTCCATTACTGCTGCTCGTGCTTCTTTGATGCTCTTCAATGTAGCGTTAGTTAGTTTTGATTGCATGATTATTTCTCCTTTATGATTCGCTTGATTCGTTGTAGGTCGTGATGCCTTTCGCTTAGTACAGCTGCGCCTTGCTCGCTTAGCCCTTCGTGATTTAGGTCTTCCATCAATCCGGTTATTGCGGTGTGAAGTAGCTCCAGCAAAATATAGGTTTCGTTGTTAGTAAATTGCATTTGGTTTTCCTCTTGGTATGCCCCCTTTCGGGGGCGTTTAGTTTACGCTGCCTCTTCGACAGCCTTGGGTTGTAGTTCCTTGACAAACTCGCAAGCCTTGCGCGCATTGCTCGCTGCCTTCACGATCAGCTTCTTGTCATCCTTAAGAGCCTTGAGCCAGCCGTTGAGGTACTTGGCGTGATCCTCTCGGGGTTCGCTTGAGACTCCCAGCTCAGCGCACAGGAACGCTGCGCCTAGTTCTGCGACTAGCTCCTCCTTCGCGTAGGCTTCCTTGAGTGACTCGCCATTCTTGGGGGCGAACCTGTCCAGTCTCTTCTTTGAGCCAGTCCAGTGAGTCAGCTCGTGCAGCAGAGTCCCGTAGTATCCATGCAGCCGCTCGGTTTCGGTCTCTCCTTTGAACTGAGCGGGCAGGGGGACAGTTATGTCGTCCGTTGATGGTCGGTAGAATGCTTGGTCGCCTGCTACTTGATGAACCTTCGCCCCTGTATTGGTCACGAAATCCTCCACGTTATCCAGCAGGGTGAGGGGTTCTAGCTCCTCCACTTCAGGGGGTTCGTATCCTTCCACTTGCTGCGCGTTGAATACATAGAACTGTTTTATCATCGGGATATTTTTTACTTCCTTGGTATCCTCGTCCTTCACTCGTAACTGCTTGAAAAATATAATCGGCGTTCCTTTCTCGCCTTTCTTAACCTTCGCGCCTTTGGCTTGCCATGCCTTGAAAGTTCCCCATTCGCTTGAGCTGTACCCAGCAGCCCACAGCAGCACTACATTGATTCCGCTATACGCTGCCTTGCTGGTCACAGAGAACGGCATGCCGCTCGCTAGTCCTCCCCCTGCCCATGGCTTGCACCAGTTCGTACCATGGGTTTCCATCAGTTCAATAATTTTGTCCGTAACTTCTTGATATACGTCTACTTTAGCCATTGCTCATGCCTCCGAAAATTCAAATATATTCTGGTTTATCCATTCGTACGCGGTCTCTAGTGCTTCGTACTCGCTGTCTATCCCGTAGCAAGTGAAACAATTAAAGTCTACCCAGTCCCCTCCCACTGGGCATTGAATGTTAAAGGTTGCCTTTTCGTTCCACTCGACTCGCAGATGCTCGCCTTGCATTTCTAGCTCGAAATATTTCATTTCTAAAACTCCTCCTCTAGTTCGCTCTCTGGATAGGTGTACTCGGTATTGACCCAGAACAAGTCAGCCCCGTCAGGGTCGGCATATTCGGGATCGACTTGCATCAATGCGCGAGTGTCGTCATTCAGGTCGCTCGCTATCATTAGGCCAGTAAAGAAATACCCGCTGTCTTCAAATACTATTCTCAAGTTTTGCATTGTTTTATCCTCCAGTTGGTTCAGTAGAACGCGCTCAGCAGAACGCGCTCAGTTGATACAACTAGCGTCAATTTGTATTGACCAGTAGGCCGATGCCCTGCCTACCCTCACCACGGGGTTGCTAGTCCCGCTTCCCATTGATCTACTCACAAAAGAGTGTCGCCCCTACCAAGGACTCCCGCCGGATGGCCGACAATATAGCGTGCCGTTCGCTTCGATAGACGTTGCTGCTGTCACTGGTGAGAGGCGCTGTTGGCTTCAACCGTGGCCCTATCCGATTAGGTGTCTATCCGTTGTCATCCTTAACAACTTGGTGACCAGTATATCTGCCTTGTTATTAATTACAACAACGAATTGGAATCATTTTGTATCAATTTTGGTAGGCCGTATTGAAGCTGAACTGCGCCTATATAGAAGGAACACTTCAGAGGGGGAAACTACTGGATGGATATACAGCGATTTCTGCCTATTGAACGATCGACCCCCAACCAATACCACGGCAAGGGGCAAGGCTAGAATCGCTTAAACGGCCTCTCTGAGCCTCTCAGGGGGATATAGGTTTATTTAATATATTCAGGGGTCGGTGATAGGGGTCTGATATATAGTCAGGGTCAGGGTTTAGGTCAGGGTCTGGGTTTAGGGGGGTTGGGTTTGGGTTGCTGGTGATGGGAAGGGGGGAGGCTATTGGCTGCTGTCCTGACCCTCACCCCTGTACCTCTAATCGCATCCAGCAGGGCAGGGCAGGGGGTCATAGGCTAGGCTGAGCAGGGTAGGGAAGGGCTGTCGGCTGGGCAATCCAACCAACGGGGGTCAATCGGAGGGGCGGGGAGGGGCGATGCTAGACAGCAAGTTTGTTAGTTGCCCCCCAAATTTGCAGCAGGCCAAATTAAAAAAAAAGAAAGACAACAACCTGCCCCCAATCCCGTATGAGTAGTGGTTTTCGCCAATTGTTAGCAAATATTAATAAATCATGGTTTAATTTATTAACTGTTAACTAACCGAGACATACGAAGCTGTAATGAAAGACAACATAACAGACGACACTGTAGAGCCTCCAAAGCGAAAGCGGGGTAGGCCAAGGAAGTCAGAGCTAGTTCCTGAGAAGCGTGGCAGGGGCAGACCCAAGGGCGACCACTCAGCCATGCAGGAGATGAAGCAAAGGTTCTTAGCTAGAAGAGATACGCCTGCGGTAATCAACTCTATTTACAAGGCGGCTATGGATGATGACCACAAGAACCAAGCTGCGGCATGGAAGCTCATCATAGATCGCGTATTACCTGTCAGTGCGTTTGATAAAGACAAAATGGGCGGCAAGCCGACAGTCAACATTACTATATCTGGCGTAACAGACGCGCCTATAGTCGGGGAGGTCATAGACCATGAAGACGTTGATTGATCTGCTAGTTAAGCATGAGGGTCTACGGACTAAGCCCTACGAAGACACTACGGGACACCTGAGCATAGGCGTAGGGAGAAACCTTGACTCTTTAGGGTTATCTCACGATGAAATCTACTATATGCTCAAGAACGACATCAGAAGGTGTGAGGAAGAACTGGATAACGCCTTCCGGTGGTACAAGTACCTAGACCAAGTGCGTAAGGATGCCATGGTATCATTATGTTTCAATCTAGGTATTACGAGGTTGAGAAAGTTCAAACTAGCTCTTAAGGCTATGGAGACTGACGACTTTAAGGAAGCTGCGGACGAGTTCTTGGACTCTTTGTGGGCTACTCAGGTTGGTCAACGTGCCGTAGAGATAACCTACATGATTAGATATGGAGAATACTATGCCTAATGTCGGCGGCAAGAAGTACCCCTACACTACTGCGGGAATGGCAGCAGCTAAGAAGGCCAAGAAGAAGATGGCCTCTAAAGCTCCTTCACGCACCATGCGTACAACTCGTAAGAAGTAATGGCCTACACGAAACCCGGATTACGCGAGAGTATTAAGAAGCGCGTAATGGCAGGGTCTAAAGGCGGTAAAGCAGGTCAGTGGTCAGCCCGTAAAGCTCAGCTTGTAGCTCAAGAGTACAAGGAGAAAGGTGGCGGCTACTCAGGTGGTAAGACCAAATCTCAAAAGTCTTTATCCAAGTGGACTAAAGAGGACTGGGGTACTAAGTCAGGCAAGCCATCAACCCAAGGCAAGAAAGCCACGGGCGAAAGGTATTTACCGAAGAAGGCTAGAGAGTCTCTGTCTTCTAAGGAATACGCCGCTACCTCGCGGAAGAAACGTCAGGATACAGCCAAGGGTAAGCAGTTTTCCAAACAGCCCAAGGCTATAGCGAAGAAGACTTCGAGAAGTAGATGAACCTAAACATAAGTCTCCTAGAGTGGCAGAAGAAAGTTTGGAACGACCCCACACGTTTCAAGGTGGTTGCTGCGGGTCGTCGGACGGGCAAGTCTCGTCTGGCGGCTTACCTTTTGATCGTCAACGCTTTGAAGTCTGATAGAGGGCAGGTGTTCTATGTCGCCCCTACTCAGGGTCAGGCTAGGGACATTATGTGGAATCTCCTCTTGGAGATAGGTCAACCCGTTATAGACTCCTCTCATGTCAACAACATGCAGGTCAAGCTAGTCAACGGAACTACCATTAGCTTGAAAGGTGCGGACAGACCTGAGACTATGCGCGGTGTAAGTCTTAAGTTTCTTGTCTTGGATGAATACGCAGACATGAAGCCCGATGTATGGGAGTTGATTTTAAGACCTGCGTTGACAGACCTGAAAGGAGAAGCCTTATTTATCGGGACACCAATGGGTAGAAATCATTTCTATGAACTCTACAAACAAGCCAGTTTAGGCACAGACCCCACGTTTAAGGCATGGCACTTTACAAGTTACGACAATGACTTACTAGACGAAGCAGAGATTAACGCTGCGAAAGCAGGGATGTCCTCCTATGCCTTCCGTCAGGAATTCATGGCCTCCTTCGAGGCTAGAGGCTCTGAGATGTTCAAAGAGGATTGGATTAAGTTTGACGAGGAAGAGCCGACTACAGGTGACTACTATGTCGCCATTGACCTCGCGGGCTTTGAGGAGGTCGGGAAAAAGACCAAAAACAAGAAACTTGACAACACTGCCATAGCTGTAGTAAAAGTCGGCGAATATGGATGGTGGGTTTGTGATATAATAGCCGGACGTTGGGAGTTGAACGAGACTGCCCAGAAGATATTTCAGGTTGTTAGGGACTACGAACCCGTCTCAGTCGGTATAGAGAAAGGCATAGCCCGTCAGGCTGTGATGTCTCCGCTTACCGATCTTATGAGGAAATATCAGCGTTTCTTCCGTGTAGAAGAGTTGACCCACGGAAACAAGAAGAAGACAGACCGTGTAATGTGGGCGTTACAGGGCAGGTTTGAGAATGGCATCTGTACCTTAAACAAAGGCGAGTGGAATGTCCAATTCTTAGACGAGATATTTCAATTCCCTGATGCTCTAACACACGATGACATGGTGGACGCACTAGCCTACATAGATCAGTTGGCTACTGTGTCCTACGCTTATGACTTTGAAATTGATGACTACGAAGTCATAGATTCTGTTTCGGGATACTAATATGCTAGATAGCAATGAAGATACATTCGGCATAGAAGAGACTTTAGAGTCTTGGGTTATGGAGAAGTGCCGCGAGTGGCGCGACCATTACGAGTCGAACTATGAAACTAAGTTCGATGAATACTACCGTCTATGGCGTGGCATCTTCTCTTCTGAGGATCGCAATAGGGATTCAGAACGCTCGCAGATCATATCCCCCGCCCTTCAACAAGCTGTAGAATCTTCTGTCGCAGAGATTGAGGAAGCGACCTTTGGTCGTGGCAAGTTCTTTGATATTAAGGATGACGACCAAGAAACAGCAGATGTCGCTTACCTTCGCGACCAACTGACTAAAGACTTCAAGAAGAACAAAGTCCGCAAAGCAGTGGGTGAGTGTTTGATTAACTCTGCTGTCTACGGTACTGGTATTGCTGAGCTAGTCCTTGAGGAGAAAAAGGACATGCGTCCTGCCTCGCGTCCTACAATGGACGGACAGCTACAGGAGGTCGGCGTAGAGATGTTCGACCGCACTGTGTGTAAACTCCGCAGCATCCAACCACAGAACTTCCTAATTGACCCCGTGGCTACAAGTGTAGATGAAGCCATCGGTGTAGCTATTGACGAATTCGTATCTTCTCACCAAGTAGAACTCCTGCAAGAAAAGGGAGTCTACAAGGATGTACCGTTCAACTACGCTTACCCTGACATCGACCTAGATGCAGACCACGAACTTACCACGCAGCCTACTGATAAGGTTCGTCTCACCAAGTATTATGGTCTAGTCCCCCGCCATCTACTTGAGAATGACGACCTGTATGAAGAGGTTGAAGAGCTAGTACCAAGTGACGAAGATAAGACCTTTTATGTTGAGGCAATCGTGGTCATAGCGAACGGTGGTACTCTCCTGAAAGCGGAGAAGAACCCGTACATGATGAATGACCGACCCGTCATTGCATTCCCGTGGGATGTAGTCCCTAATCGTTTTTGGGGAAGGGGTGTGTGTGAGAAGGGTTATAACTCACAGAAAGCCTTGGACGCAGAACTCCGCGCAAGGATTGACGCTCTAGCACTCACAGTTCATCCGATGATGGCTATGGACGCTACTCGTCTACCCCGAGGGGCAAGACCGGAAGTTAAAGCAGGTAAGATTATCCTCACTAACGGTAACCCTGCCGAGGTTCTACAGCCGTTTAACTTCGGACAAGTCAACCAAATCACCTTCGCACAAGCGGGTGAGTTGCAGAAGATGGTTCAGACTGCCACAGGCGCTATAGACTCTGCGGGTATTCCGGGGTCTATCAATGGTGAATCCACAGCCGCAGGCATCTCAATGTCTCTTGGCGCAATCATTAAGCGTCACAAACGTACACTGATTAACTTCCAAGAGTCTTTCTTGATTCCGTTCGTACAGAAGGCTGCTTACCGTTACATGCAGTTCGAGCCTGAACTCTACCCTGTCGCGGACTATCAGTTTGAAGTCTCCTCTTCTCTCGGGATTATTGCGAGGGAGTACGAGGTTACACAGTTGGTACAACTGCTACAGACTATGGGTCAGGACTCACCTCTGTATCCGACATTGATTCAGTCCATCATAGACAACATGAATCTCTCGAACAGAGAAGAACTTATCCAAGCACTCGCTCAAGCCTCACAGCCTTCACCTGAACAGCAACAAGCGCAACAGGCTGCACAGCAAGCACAGATGGCGTTCCAACAGTCTCAGACTAATGCGCTCAATGGTCAGGCTTCCGAGTCTCAGGCTAGAGCGCAGAAGATTGCAGCAGAGACTAAGGCTATCCCTGTGGAGCTTGAGACAGATCAGATCAAAGCCATCACCTCTAACCTCAAGGTGGGCGATGCAGATGATCGTGAGTTTGAAAGACGACTCAAGGTCGCAGATACAGCTCTGAAAGAGAAGAGGCTAAATCTTGACGCAGCAAAGGCTATATCCTAGTGGTAAGTCAAAGAGAATTACAAACGGTCGTAGAACAGATCAACGTCATCCTAGAGCGCCTAGACAAAAGAGTCACGGCGATAGAGGCAGTTCAGAACTCCTTGCTTCACGATTTGAAAGAAACTCAAACCAAGAAGAGGGGACGACCTAAGAATGGATAAAGCCACAGAAAAATATTATGACGACCTTCAGGGCATGTTTATGACTGACGGTTGGAAAGAATTGATGAAAGAGCTAAGTGCCAATGCTCTTCAGATAAATTCAGTTGAGGCAACAAAAGACAACGAGGATTTGTACTTCCGTAAAGGACAGTTAAACATTCTCTCTTTTATACTCAACTTAGAATCTACGGTTGACCATTTACAGAAAGAGGATAGCAATGAAGGTGTTTGATTTTCAGTGTGAAGAAGGCCACATACATGAGGCTTTTGTAAAGACTGACGAAGACCGTCCTTGTCCTGACTGTGGTGGAAACAGTAGTAAGGTTATCTCTGCACCTCGTGTAGTCCTTGACCCAATATCCGGTGCGTTTCCGGGCGCTACGATGAAGTGGGCAAAAGACAGGCAGCAGAAGATAAAAAAAGAACGCAAGGTAGCCGAGCAATAGTCCCACTTCGGGGTAGCTAGAATCGGTCTTGTTAGTTATGGAGTTAAATAGTGGCACAATTAATTGATGAAGTTACGCAAGAGGTAGATGAAACACAGAACGAAGAAGCGGTCTTAGAGGAAACTCCCGAGGTAGCCGCGCAGCCAACAGAAGATTTACCCGAGCAGTACCGTGGTAAAACTGCTGCTGAGTTGGTCAAGATGCACCAAGAGGCTGAGTCTCGCATCGGTCAGCAAGGCGAAGAAGTTGGCAAGCTAAGAAGCGTTGTTGATGATTTCATTCTTAAGCAGACAAAATCAACTGAACCGGAAGAGGCCGAGGAGATAGACTACTTCGCTGACCCCGACAAAGCTGTAGAACACAAGATTGCAAACCATCCAACTATTAAACAGTTGGAGCAGTTAGGTGTTCAGATGCAACAAAGTCAGACTCTCTCTGCGTTACAGCAGAAGCACCCTGACTTAAAAGAGATTGCTTCGAGTCCTGAATTCCAAAAGTGGGTGACAGGAAGCAAAGTAAGATCGCAGCTATACGAGCAAGCGAACAACCAATACAACTATGACGCAGCGGATGAATTGTTTTCCACATGGAAAGAGATTCGTAATGTCGCGACTCAGACTGTAGAAGTTGAACGCAAAGAGCGTAAGCAAGCATTGAACGCAGCATCAACGGGTGGAGCATCAGGCAGTACCGAAGCTCCAAGCAAGAAGATATATCGCCGAAGCGACATTATTGACTTAATGCGGAACGACCCGAAGCGTTATCAATCATTATCCGGTGAGATAATGAAGGCGTATCAGGAAGGCCGCGTTCGTAACTAATAGGTATTAGATCATGGCTACATCAACTTTTCCCGCTACTGGCGGTTTTGTAGATAACACTTCAGCGGCTACTTTTGTACCCGAAATTTGGAGTGACGAGATTCGCGCCGCGTATGAGAAGAACCTCATCCTCGCGAACCTAGTAAAGAAAATGACAATGAGCGGCAAGAAAGGTGACACGATTCACATTCCTGCTCCTATCCGTGGCGCTGCTTACGCTAAAGCAGAAAACACTGCGGTAACTGTACAGAACGACACTGAGTCAGAAGTACAGGTTGTTATTGACAAGCACTACGAGTACTCACGCATCATCGAAGATATTACTGAAGTGCAGGCTCTTGCTTCACTCCGTAACTTCTACACAGGTGACGCGGGTTACGCGCTTGCTAAGCAGATTGATACTGATCTGTTTGACCTCGGTAAGTCACTTGGTGACGGCGATGGTTCTGATTGGACTAACTCTGCTGTCTTCTACAATGACGCATCTACAGGTCTGACTGCTTACGCTGCTGACACTGTTGCTGCTGCTGACGTATTCACTGACGCTGCATTCCGTGAGTTGATTCAGAAGCAGGATGACGCGGACGTTCCTATGGATAACCGTTGTTTTGTTATTCCTCCTTCACTGCGTAATGCCATCATGGGCATTGACCGTTATGTATCTTCTGACTTCGTAAGCGGTCAGCCTGTTGCTAACGGTAAGATCGGTAGCCTGTACGGCATTGACGTATTCGTTACTTCTAACTGCCCTGTCATCGAGGCTGCTGCTGATAACTCAGCGGGTGGCGATGTTAAGGCAGCAATGCTTATCCATCAGGACACTATGATCCTCGCGGAGCAAGTAGGTGTTCGTTCGCAGACTCAGTACAAGCAAGAGTTCCTCGGTACTCTGTACACTGCTGACACTCTGTACGGTGTTAAGGCTTACCGCCCTGACAGCGGTTTCGTTCTTGCTGTAAACGGCTAAGACGGAGATGGGGGTAGGGAAACCTGCCCCCTTATCTTATGCGTAAAAAAGACCCAAAATTATCTAGGATTGGCGTTAGTGGGTATAACAAGCCCAAACGTACACCTAACCATCCTACTAAGAGCCACGTTGTTGTCGCGAAGGTGGGTGATGAAGTTAAGACCATACGGTTTGGTCAACAGGGCGTAAAAGGAGCGGGTAAGAATCCAACCACCGCCAAAGACAAAGCCCGAAAGAAGTCATACTACGCGCGACATAACGCGCAGGACTCTAACCCTTCTAAACTGTCAGCGAGATATTGGTCGCACAAAACGAAGTGGTAACTAACAGGAATTCAAAATGGCAACGATAGTAACCAAGAACAGCTCTACCGCCTCAGCCGTCCCAACTACGAGTGACTTGGTTCAGGGCGAACTCGCTGTCAACGTAGCAGACAAACGCATCTTCACAGAGAATGCGTCTACACAGATTGTAGAGTTGGGTACTAACCCTTCTACCATCACTACAGCCACAGCTACCGTTACCGGAACTCTAACCGCTAACGGTACTTTTGCATCTAGCAACGCAGTTCTGACAGGCGGCACTGTTAACGGTGTCGTCATTGGCGGCTCTACACCTTTAGCTATCACAGGTACTACAGTCACAGCTAACACAGGCTTTGTTGGTGGGTTAACGGGTGATGTCACAGGCAACCTTACAGGAAACGTCACAGGCAACGTCACAGGCGATCTGACAGGCGATGTTACAGGTAACCTTACAGCTTCCACGGGTACGACTACAGTTAACAACCTCGTGGTTAATGGCACTGTAGACTTTACAGACACCAAGCTAACCAACATCTCTACGCCTACCGCAGACTCTGACGCGGCTAATAAGGCTTATGTAGACACCTCAGTTTCCAATGTTATTGCTGCTGCTCCTGCCGCGCTAGACACTCTGAATGAGTTAGCTGCTGCGCTAGGTGACGATGCCAACTTCTCTACCACTATGACTAACTCCCTCGCGGGTAAGTTAAACCTGTCCGGTGGTACGATGACGGGCGCAATAGCAATGGGTACGGCTAAGATTACAGGTCTTGGCGATCCTACTTCTGCACAGGACGCAGCAACTAAGACCTATGTAGACACCCAAGACGCGACTAAGCTAAGCACTACAGGCGGTACAATGTCCGGTGCTATTGCAATGGGGACTAACAAGATAACAGGAGCAGGCGACCCCACAGCGGCTCAGGATGTAGCGACTAAAGCCTACACAGACTCTATCTTAGGCTCGGCTACAAGTGCTGCTGCATCGGCTACAGCAGCGGCTAACAGTGCTACAGCAGCGGCAAGCTCTGCAAGTGCAGCGTCTACTTCAGAAACTAACGCTTCTGCCTCTGCCTCTGCTTCTGCAAGTTCGGCAAGCGAAGCAGCAACAAGCTACGATAACTTTGATGACCGCTACTTGGGACAGAAAGCCTCTGACCCCTCAGTAGACAATGACGGTGACGCACTACTTACAGGTGCTTTGTACTTTAACACAGCGTCTAATTCAATGAAGGTGTACTCAGGCTCTGCTTGGGTAGATGTAGCTCCTGTCGCGACAAGTGTGACTGTCAGTCAAATCTCCGACCTTACTGCCACGGCTACCGAGCTAAACTACACGGACGGCGTGACTAGCGCGATTCAGACTCAGTTAGACAACAAAGAGCCCGCCGATGCCACTATCCTAAAAGATGCTGACATTGGCGTAACTGTTCAGGCTTACGATGCCGACACAGCAAAGTATGACGACACAACTGCTAACTTTACAGGCACTCTCCAAAATGGAGGAAGCAATGTAGTCGTAGATAGTGATATTGGCTCAAGCGTTTTGGGTTACGTAGCTCCATCAACATCAGGAAATGTATTAACTTCTAACGGCTCTGCTTGGACTTCAGCTGCTCCTGCGGGTGGCGGTGCTTGGGAGTTATTGCATACTACAACAATTACGTCACAGTCTTCTTTTATTGTCATCACAAGTCCTTTTTCTTCGACCTATGATAATTATCGAATACATTTTGACGGATTAGATTCTACTAATTTTAGCCCTGTTGATTTTGAGTTTTGGCTACGAAAAGGCGGCGCTAATAAAACAACCAACTATAAAACTACTTCTTTTGAAACTGCTGACACTACAATTAACGATACTACAAACACTCAGGGATTTGTTATTGGAAGAATTGGAAGTGTTACTCAAACAGGAATGTACTGTTCAGGTTTTGTAGAAATTAACAGCGCAAATACAACATCTTCACAAGGAAGAAGTCAGCTTTTTCAGTCTCAAATGTCTTTTCCTGTAAATTCATCAGGAACGCCTTGGCTTAAATTTTTGATAGGCAACCAAGGTGACTCAGGGGCTATAGATGGCATTACCTTGAACATAGGCTCAGGAGATTTTCAAGCCGGTACTATTAAAGTTTATGGTCTTAAAAAATCTTAAAGGTTAAAAAATTATGGCAAACAAAATAGTAGATGGCGTGGTTATCCCATTAACTGCGGAAGAAGAAGCTGAACGCGCTGCAAAAGAAGAGGCTTACTTAGCTAAAGAACCTGAAAGAATTAGGTTAGCGGCTATTGCAGAAATCAACGCAACCTTTGAAGAAGAGATTGCAGCGGTCAAGGAAGGCTACACCGAAGACGAAATTAAGTCTTGGCCGCAGCAGGTTGCTGAAGCAGAAGCGTATCAGGCTGACAACACAGCGGCTACGCCTTTGCTAGATGCAATGGTGTCTCAACGCGGTGGATCTAAAGACGAGCTAGTCCTACGCATTGCTACTAACGCAACACAGTACGCTCAGGTCTTTGGTGCTGCGTTGGGCAAGAAACAAAAAGCTATATCTGATTTAGGATAGCCTTATGTCTAACGATCAACTGAAGAAAGAATATGAACGCGCAAAAAACATAGATTTTTCTAAATACGCAGAGCTGCGTGATTTATGGGACAAACATCCATCAAACACGCAAGGCGCTTATGCTCGTGGGAATTACAGACCGGCTGAAGGAGAAGCTGCTCAAGTGTTGCGCCGTTATGGCGAGCTATCTCAACAGCTTTCTGATGATCTAGGAGGCAGGAATACGCTTGAAGCAATGATGGCATTAGGAGGCATTGGCTCGGATGGCATTGACCCTACATCTGCTAAAGAAAGTATGAAGCGAGCAGCGGCTCGCAGCAGCTATCTAGCCGATCCTAATAGACCCCATCAAAACTTCGAGACTGGAGCGTACAGAGGCGCTGCCATAATTTCTGGTGATAGAAAGCCTAATTTAAATTTTGTTCTAGCTGACAGGTTAGCAAACTTAGCCGGTCAACTTGGTACTCCCGAAGAAATAAACTTTTATAGAAAGTTGGCTGACCAAGAAGAACTTAAAGGCACAAAGTTCTACGAAACCGGAGGTAGAGGCGGGCTTCCAACGCAAGAAGAAAAACAGAAATTTAATTGGATTAGTCAGTACGGCACTCCTAATCAAATCGACTATACAAATCAACTAGCAACACAGTTAAGGTCAGCACAGCCACGAGGCATGATGAGTCAGCTTTCTCAACCAAGCCAACCAATTAACATGTACTCAACTACCTCAAAGTATTTTGCTCCTGAGCTAGAAAGCATTCAGCTTTCAAATATTAAGAACTACCTAAACTCGCTAGATGGCACAGGCTACTTGTCGCTTCTGAGCAAAATGTTTGGAAAGTAAGTGGCGACCCCCAAGTTAAATGATAAGTCTGAGATAACGATCAGTGTAGTTTGGTTATTACAGATCATATCAATAGTGGCATTTACTACTTGGGGGTACGCTAGAGTCAGCGAAAGGATAGATGAAAACTCTCAAGAGACTAGAAACCTGAGAGGCAATCAGAACAACTACGTCTTCCCTGACATACGAAAGCTAGAAGAGCAGGTTATACAATTGCAGAAGGAAGTATTGATTCTGCAAACAGATTTAAGATTCCATAAAGAAGATCATCAATGACACATTTGTTCTTGCTAATGATCTTGGTTAATGGGCAGGTGCAGTCCTCGGACATGTACTTTTACGACATCAACAGGTGTAACTACTTTGCCAATGCAATCGTCAAGGGCAAGGTAGAGAGGACGATTAAGGCAGAGCCAAGACAGATAACCCTCGCGGCGTATTGTTTGCCAAGAGTCGCAGACCCTGTAAGCGTGAGGGCTTATTAATGATAGAGATTATTGCAGCAGTAAACGCAGCGGGCAAGGCTTTTAATTACATCAACCAAGCTGTCAACAAAGGACACGAAATACAAGACTTAGCGCATAAGTTTGGCGCGTTCTTTGATAGCAAGGACAAGATACTCGAAGCGGAGGCTGAGATAAACAATGCCTCTACGGTGTCTAAGATATTTGCAAAAGGGTCTGTAGAGTCCACGGCTCTACAAATCACAATGGCGAAGCATAAGACTCAGGAGATGGAAAAGAAACTCCGTGAGTTAATTGTCTTAACGGTAGGTCAGGACTTTTACATTGAGATGATGCGTCAACGTCAGGTCATCCGTAAGCAAAGATTAGATGCAGCTAAAGCAAAGGCAGCTAGGAAGCGGATGATAATTGACACTATAGGGTTTGTATTTATTGGCGGGATTTTCCTTGTGTGTATCTTTGCCATAGTAGGAGCAGTAGTTTGAGCCTAGTCGATTTTGCCAAGACCGAACGCCAACGCGAGATAATTGAGACTTGGGAGTTGGCAGGTAAAAACTCTGCTAGAGCTGCGACACAGCTTGGAATAAATCCGGGCAGTGTTCGCGATCATGTATGTATGGTTAGAGCAGCTGCATCGGCGGCAGGCTACTCAGAGAATTGGGATGCGCGAAGGCACGTTCCTGAAGGCGAGTATGTTGTTGGTCGGTCTATCTACACTACCAACGATGATGGCGAGAAGGCTTGGCTAAAGACTCGCAGGACAATGAAAGAGGCCGAGCGAGACAAAGCTCTACAGGCTTTCGTGGAAGGTTTAACTAAAGACTTACCAAAGGCTAAGAAGCAAGCTAAGCCTAAGATTAAAAAGTTTGACCCTGACCTGTTACCTACAGTTGTAATTGGTGACGCACACTTTGGCATGAGGGCTGACGCTCGTGAGACTAAGGAAAAGGACTACGACACTAAGATAGCCTCAGAGTCTATGAGGGATTCTATAGACTACTTAGTAG